GATGACAGCTAACTATCCTGTTAGCGTGCCGGCCCCACCAAGGGCCGGCGCCCGGGTGCAGATGGAAGCTTACAAGTTTTCCATCCAAACACGATTCAAGCGATTGCGTCGTGTTATCGCATAAACACCTCCGTGAGACCCGTACCCGTCGGATTGCCGACGTAACATCTCTGCGTAACCGTCAGCCTTCGTCTTCCTCTTAAGAGGAACTGAAGACCATGTTCTTACCTCCTCCCGGTGAAGCGCTGAATTCCAGCGCCGCGGGATAAAGGGCAAGAGCCGATTACACTTTGATGCAAGGGCCTGGTCAATGCACCACGCCACGCCCGCAGTCTTAGCCACCCACGCCCCATTCGGGGACGTAGAGTAGTTGTTAGTATAGGGTATTCTACCCCATACTTCTTCGACTTTGGTAGCTACGTAATGCGCTGTCTCAGTGTACCCTAAACCCTGCATTGCGTTACTCAACGCAACGTAGGATTCAAGGCATGCGGTGTTTGAGCGGCGAGGAGACCATACGGTCTTTAACTTGATAGGTGTGACATCGACGCCGTCATAGGCGTCGCACCCGCACGATTCTCTAAAGAATCGCGCCGTACAACATTTCCCCTCGTTGAACTTTAGTCCAACTAAAGGAAGATGCTGGAGGAGTGTTGTATAGACTTTGTCACTCACTATGATATCATCGCCGTAGACGTATACCTGATCGAGGCGACGCTTGCGCGCCGTCTCAGGCCAGGTACATCTAATTGCACTCACAGAAAGGGCCCAGAATATTAACGCCTCAACGGGAAAGCATAATGCTGATCCCATTGGAGCGAATTTATTCAGAGTCACGATCTGACCATTAGGGAGGCGTGTCTGACCGCTCCTCGTTGCTATTAAGGCAGCGAGGAACTTAGGGTTGTCTTGAAACAGGTATTTAACCAGTGACAAGCTTACTCTGTCAGACGCGTCCTTCATGTCCAGGGTCACCCACCGGCCATCCTTAGACCCCTGCAAGGCTAATTTTCGGTTGACACCTTGATCCGTGAAATTCACGAATCCTGATGTATCCCGAAAAGACTCAATACGCTCCACTAGGATGCGTTTGAGACCTTGCTGGAGCCACTGGATTTCCAGTGGTTCACACGAGATAAGACGAGGACCTCGACTATCTTTAGGAACAAGCACGACTTTCGCCGTAGCAATGTTCTCACAGACTACATCGAGATCCCCGTCTTTGATGGCCTCGGCCACGTGTTCGAGATTGAACATCATGTACTCCGTAAAGGGGTACACTTTTTCAACCTCTGAGTAGATACGCTTAAAGAATGTCTTCTCTAAGATATCTTCTCCCGTGGCCACTGCTCCGGGACCATGACAGGGATTGATTCCTGTAGGATCCAGCGGAGCAATGACTCGCGCAATTGCTGCGCGAGCACCGGTAAGCCACTCGTCAGAACCGATCCGCTGATGGCGGACGCTATAACTATCCCCACGAAGAATTGCTTCTTCATGGAGATCGTACTGCGCCAGCTCAGCGTCGGTGTAAACGAATGAACTGATAACGGTTTCTTCCGTTTTCTTTTCATATGGTATCTCCAGCTTGTACAGTAAATATACAAGCTGCCTGAAGTGCTTCAATGCTAAGGGATCGGGAGTTTCTAACTCACGACCCTTCTCAGTGAACACACGGTTAAGAAGCCACCCCAAGAATTGGGGGACTTCACTATTAGAAAGCCTTTTGGAAAAGGCTTTTGTAGCGAACCGTCTACCTGTGGACAAAGCGGTGTCAACCGCCTTACCATAAGCAGGAAGGGTTTTCGTATAAAACGAAAACCCTTCGGCAGAAGACCGTTCTTCGATTTTACGAAGTTCGGCCTTTTGCTGTCCCTGAGGGACACTATAGCATTGAGCTATATCACGGTACATCGCACTAACTAAGCCAGCGTAAAACGCTGGCTGACTTTTCATTGTCCTCATGTTTATTACTTGAGTTAACAATTCGAAGTTCCTGTTATGTTCTGTACCGTGATCGCACCGATCAGGGCTCGCCGGCAACAAGCCGGTTCACACCAATCAACGTATCAGACGTCAGTGCCTCCGCACCCGCGGCGTTGTCGCCGAGGGCCAAGAAGCAGATGAGCATCTTCGTCAGTTGAGTGATGGCTTCAGCAGATACGACTTCCTTGGGAAAGGAGGTCGTAAACTGAACGTAAGCCTCGACCGTTCCGTCCTCACCCTCCAGAATTGTCTTCTGGGTGATGCGGACGTTCGTTCTCTGATTGGTCCACCCAGGGTTCTCGTTCGACTCTTGATGAGCGATAGAGAGCTGGATAGACCCGTCAGCAGACGCTCTGAGTGAGCGCCGTCCTTGCGCGTCGATGACTACCACTTCCGTGGTATTCGATTCTTCGCGCAGTTTGACGGTATTCTCGAACATAATGTTTGGGAACTCCTAGTAACGATGCGTTGATCCCAGTTCGCTCTATTGAGCGATAGGGGTGAAAGAGCTAGCCTCACAAGAGGTTTCGCCCACAACAAATAAACAAGATAAATTACGGAGCTATTTGAATAGTTCGTAACTTACGAGCTTGCTTACCGCTGTACTTTCCTCGTGTAATCCCCAGGGCTGCCGCGTTAATCACGCGATCCAGCTTCCAGGGATTCTCGAGTTTAAGTGCAACTTTCGTGAATCCGGGATGCAAATCCGGAACGCGACGGTACGTAGCATAGTTTATCTCAGCAATGACGTCGGAGCTTAAAACGCTCCCGCCAGGTGCTGGGACAATACGATGCCAGCGTAAGACCCTCCCCTCAATGACCTTGGCCGAGTGGCCATAGCAGTCAATGTGGAGATCTATCTTGTTCCAATTGCCGTAGCTCGCATTTGCATGCAGCCACTGCGACACGTTTATGAACCAATCGACGATGAAAGTAAGAGGGATTGCATCCCAAATAATTCCAGCGTCGGCTTTGACTCCATACGCGTCGCATAATTGCGCAATTCGACCAACATACCCCTTGAGTTGAGGAATCGTGTACCGATACATAAGTTCGGCACGAAACTCAATTCTCCTTGAGACCAGGATTTCTATTTCAGATTCCTGAATCCCAAAGATCGGAAGAGCAAATTTTCCGATTGAGGTTAAGCTAGGCAAATATACCCGTGGGTGTTTATACCACCGTTGAGGCACACCAGCCTGACTTAAGAAGCGATCCACTCGCTCTCGCCAACCCGTAAGGATTCGCCAGAGACGATGGGCATCAGCAAGAAACAACTTGGTTCCGTACACATGCGCTAACCGCTCTTGTGCGGCAGCGCGCGCAAATTGACCGACGGTATTAGCCTTCGTCAATCTGTGCCAACGTCGAATCAGGCCCTCTTTCGAGAGCCATGATTTTACGAGAAGTAGGGACTCTTTCCACTCCGTTAAGAAGTTAACTAACGAGAACCCATTACCGATTTCGATTTTGAGTTCTCGCGTTTTCTCCTTCACCCATTCATCATAGTCAAGAACTTTTAAAAGTTCTCGCCATGGTTGTGGCTTCCAAGCCGCATGGAGCGCAGCATACGTACTGTTAAGTACGTATAGAGTAGGTATTTCACAATACCCACTCACATCGTCTGAGGCCCGTTGATAAACGGAAACTCGTTCTCTGTCTGCGTCCCCGAAGTCCGGGAAGTAACCGTAGTGGAACCACTCACGTTTCTGGTTGAAACAACCTTGAAACATGAGCGTACGTTTCTCCTCATCAACCATCTTTCTCAAGACGGCCGATGGGGGATGATCCAGAACACAATCCTGAAGACTCAGTTCACCGGTACCATTGAAGTTTTCATAGTACCGACGTCTGAGGACAGGAAAGTGCGGGCTGAATGCAGTTTCTTTTGTGCGTGTTCGCATAGTGTCCAGCAGGCTCCCACAAGGGAG